GGGCTTCCTCTTTTTAGTTCTGTTTCTTTTGTACACTGATGGACGGACCTTTGAGTTTTCGTGCAGCAAGAGGGTCATACTGATTTGCCTCTTCCTCTTCCCTGTCTCTGTAGAAGTTCGCAGAATGCTGCCAGAATTCCGGTGCACCAATACGGAAATCCTGGTGAATCTCGGCCTTGTACCAGAAAACAGTGTCCTCCAGTTTCGCAGATTGCGTCGTATTGTCTATCACGAGACACTCATAGTTTTGCGTGCACTGGTCCATAATCTGACAGAAAAACTCAAAAGAGGGAAATGCTGAAGCATAGTTGTCAAAGATACGCTTTCTGTTTGTTGTATATGGCTCACGCAATATGAAAATGAAGTCTACGTTTGTCCGGAGAGCGGGCTGAATACCGAGAGGATACTGCATCGTGATGATGAAGAAGACCTTCAGCCAACGCCCGTTCATGAAAAGGTAGCGAATGTTCTTGTCGTGGGTCCAGCTGTCGTCATACATACAGTCGTCTAGAATCATAAAAGAACGAGGGTCCAGACGGGACTTTGCACCGCCTGACTGCTCTCGCTGAATACGGGCCATAATCATCTTTTGGCGCTTCACGAAGTTGGCCAGAATCACCGGGTTGTACTCGCCATGAATGAAAAGAGGGGGAATCATCTTACCATAGAAGGAGTTGGATTCCTCTGTACCGCTAATAACGGTTCCCAGAGGCATGTCCTGGTGATGATAGAGGAGGTCACGCACGAGCGTGGATTTACCGGTACGACGACGTCCAATAAAAATCACCACGGCGTCCTGTGGAATACGACGCATGTCAAACTTCTTTAAAGAAATGTTCACTGCCGCGGCGGCCATTTGTCTAGCTATTCAGTAAGTTTTTTACTGGTGCGTCACAGCGCATATGCAAAGGCTCTCTCAACGAGAAAGGAATGAACGATACGGGTCAACTGCAGAGGGCGCAAGGGGGAACCTCCCCCCAGACGACTCTCCGGGGTGCAAAACTGCCTTCGCCCCGCTTTAGACTAGCCCCTTTATCGGATGAGCTGCATCATGTTCGTGGATTTCACGACCTACAGACCTTTTTTCCAACCCTGAGCAAAATCTACAGGCTGTCAAAACATCATTCTCAAGATGTGTGGCTGGATTCCAAGATGCGCATCAGTTCTCTGGACATTTCTGGAACATCGGGACCGTGCCGGTTGTCCTTGATACCAAATATGGACTGTAGTGGCGGGGCCGAGGCCTCTGCAGAAAAGACAGTGGTACCGGCCTTCTTGAAAGTCACACATCTCCTGGACCCCGTCCGCTGGATGAAAGGACAATATAGTCTTCCTCGCCACACCGGCCTTCCCTGGCACAATAAAACATGGACCACTGCATCCAATAAACTCCAGGACCCGTGGAATCAGGCGTATGTGGAAACAATGGCCGCATATGCCCTTGGACGCCTACGAGAAGAGGGGATCACACCCCACTTCAACCTCTTTTACGGGGCCTTTTGCGCAAGAGCTAACCTCTACAGGTACAATTTGACAGATGAGTTCCAGACCTATAGAAACGCACGTTGGTTCTGGGGTGGACAGAAGAGGGGACTCTATAAACTGTGCCTGGTGGATTCCAGAACACCAGATGTACCAGTGGATAAGGAAATCGCCGATGAGCTCTTAAGAGAGCCGAGTGAGAGCGACTCTGATTATGAGAGCGAAGAGGCAAGCGAAGCCAGTGAGGAAGAGATTGTAGTAGACGATGCGGACGCCGATGCGCAATTTGGAAATCTTGAAATGGGGTCTTTACATTCCGACCAGATGTCCGAACTTGAATTTGCTGAAGAGTCCGAGAGCGAGTCTGAGAGCGAAAAGTCTGAGGACGAGTCCGAAGAGGAAGAAGAGGATATCTACAAAGTATATGCGGAGTTCAATGAATTCCCTGTAATGCTCATTGCTCTTGAGGAGAACATGGGCACGATGGACAGCCTTCTTGAGAAACATGACGAAGTCGGCGCAGAGCCTGGAACAGCCGAATGGGAGACTCGCTGGTGCGCGTGGCTCTTTCAAGTAACCGCGGCCCTCAGTGTCGCCCAGGACCTTCTCGGATTCACGCATAATGACCTTCACACGAATAATGTGGTCTGGTCCAGGACTGCTGAAGAGTACATGTACTACACAAACCGCAGCGGGGCCGTCTTTAAAGTACCGACATTTGGCAAACTCTTCCGTATCATTGATTTCGGACGCGCCATTTTTAAGATAAACCAGAGTCTTTTCATAAGCGACGACTTCAAAAAGGGAAATGACGCAGAAGGCCAGTATTGTTTCAAGCCTCTGCATCCGCGCCCGTCACCTGAAGAGGAGGTGCATCCGAACCCCTCGTTTGACTTGTGCCGATTGGCAGTGAGCCTCTTTGAGGCCCTCTTTCCAGATGCCCCTGAAGACAAAGAGGGTGGAAAGCTTCTGAGTTCTGAAGAGGGGCTGGAAGTACAAGAGACCGTTTCGCCCCTGTATAATATGATTTGGAGCTGGATGATTGACGATGAAGGGCGGAATATTCTTATAGAGCCAGATGGTGAAGAGAGGTTTCCTGATTTTGAACTCTACAGACACATCGCTGCAAAGATACACGGGGCCGTGCCGGCGCGTCAGTTCTCAGAGGCTGCCTTTGACCAGTTTCAAGTGAGCCCCTCTGAAGTGGAGGCCGGCGTGAAAAAGTGGTCGCTGTTTGCCTAGCTGCCCCCCCCTGAAACAAAAAATAGTATTTGTATACATTGTGTAATGCATGAAAATACTGTTTATATGAGAAGGCCCCTTTAAAAACGAGGTACGCCCACTTTCACTTCCATATCGTCGCCTGATGTGTCAGAGGTCGCTGCGGCCACTGCGGCTCCGCCGCCACTCAAAAGGGACGCAGGCACGAGGCCCAAGAGAAACTGGATGACAGTTGTGGACGAATCAGGAAGAAGTTGAATAATGAGTGCTACCATGATGGCACCGATGATGAAGTCGCGTGACACGGATTTTACGGATGGCTTCTTTTCTTCAAGAAAGAGGCTGCTTCCAGCGCCGAGGGCAGAAATAAGAACTCCTCCTAAAACCATGCCTGAAACAAGGGGTGGCTGTTCCATGATGTTCTGGCCCCCTAGGAGGAAAAAAAGACGCGTTGATGGGCGCGGGCCGCGGCCGGAGAGATTTATACCAGCTCTTCAAAGTCCATGGGGAGAACATCGGTGTCCTCTTTTGGCAATTGGGGCTCTGCTGGAGGAGCTGCGGGCGCATCCAAATCTTCAAAGTCGTCCATCGGCTCTGGGGCGGCATCCATGATTTCAATCTCACTGGAGTTCGCCAGAGTCTGGCTCTCATGAATTCCCAGAAAGGTGTCCTCTGGAACAATAGGCGTTTCAATGACCGCTGGCATCTTATCCGTGTCGCTACCTGTAAAGGTGGGGTGCTCATCGGCTGCAGCAGGAGGGGTATCTTCCTCCTTCTTTTCTGGCTCTGCTGTGGCTTCTGCCTCGGCGGCTGGCGCCGCCTCGGCCTTTGTTTCCTCTTCAGCCTGAGCCTCAGCCTCAGCCTCTTCCTCATCTTCACTTTCATCACCATCATTTTCCTCTTCGTGCAAATACTCCTTCAAAATGTTATTCACAGGCAACATGCTCCTTATAGAGTGCAGAACACCGTCATGCAAGAGTGCCTCTATCTGGCGAAGGTTCCGTTGGCGCTCAATAGAAGGTGCCGCTGGAGAAAAGAGATAGGTGTTGGTCCAGAGAATCCGGGCACATTCCGTAAGTGTCCTGTGCATGAAATGCTCCAGCTTCGGAATGGTAATCTTCAGCTTCTTCTGTTTCGTGGTCAGCCGAATCGCAGACAAGACCTTCGTGTGCGCAATAAACACAGCTGCCAAGAGCTCCTCCAAATACTGGCATTGTGTTCCCTGAATAACTGTGCCAGTTTCACGTTGTACTTTATCCATATTCCAGTCGGCAAACTCCTCCAGAAACCCCTGGAATTTCAGTAGGACCTTCTTCGGCTCGGGCTCTTTCTCTTTTGCCTCCTCCAGGAGGTCCAAAAAGTACTTTTGAAGAGAAGGAATCAGGTATTGGCACAAATACTTAGTATACTCACCTTTTGCCTCTGCATAAACACTGACGCCTTCCCCGGAATAATCCATTTCCAAACTATTTCTGGAAAGGTACTCTCTTATTCAGCAGTTCAACTGGACGCGGCGGCAGCCGCCTGGCCTTCCGTTTTCAAAAGAAAGTGCGTTATCTGAATCCACGCCGACGACCCAGACCCTATGGCTTTCATACAGTTCTGTACATCATAGTTTTCCGGTCCATATGTGGATAAAATCGCTTCCATGATACGATACGGGTCCTCTCCTGCCCTCCGCATAGCAGGTATCTCTTTCCAGCTCGGCACAGCCTTTAAAGCACCGAGGCCACACTGGAGCCCCAAATGTTGCGCTATCGTGACATTTCTCGCATGACGATACGAATGTTCTGCGCGCATGGAGACCACTGTGCATCTGGAAAGAATAGGCGGGGACAACTTCCACAGTTCTCTCACTTCCAGAGCGCATGTCACATTCGGCGCGGCGGTCTCCAGAATTCGGCGCAAAAAGGCCTGGGCTTCTTGTGTGAGGTCGTCGGCCCCTTCAATCCAGACAAACATGCGCTCTTTGGAGCGGACTTGCTGATGCAAATACTCTCGCCCTTCGCGCAATGACCGGTCAACACGCGCATTCCATCTGAAAAGGTTAGCTTTTGCGAGCGCAGCTTCCTCGCGAATCCAGCGTGTTTTGCCTGTCCCTGGCTCTCCTGTTACGAGAAGAGCTCCTCGTATATGTCTCGTAGGCCCCGATGCCATTCCCTTTAAAGGATGAAGATGTGGGCGGCCTTAGACCGCTCTGGGGCCTAAGTATATAGGGAAACTAGAGCTCTAGAAGAAGCATGTCTATTCAGAATGTGCAAGGTTGGGTGGCTCCAGAGGGGAAACTGGGACTCCAATGGGAAATCGTGCGAGAAGTTGTGGCAATCAGCGTGCAGATAGCGAAAGATGTGGAGTTCATGGATACCCCGCGTACATTTGTTTTACCACCTGTAAAGGGTATTGCTCTTGATACTGGAAAGGGGGATTGGTACTATCGCGTTGGTGCGTGGGTTGGAGATAAAACGCGGGGTGTAATTGAATGGTCTGGAATGTACGGGCCTTTGCGTATAGAGACGGCAAAGCCTGTGGTGTCATCTGAGCCTGCGAAGCTGAAGATTCAGCATGTGCAACCGGCTCTGGACTCTCTCATATTCCACACGGGTCTATATGAGCCATATTATGTCGTGGTTGACTATACGGATAGCCATCTGGGTTTACGCGCGAGTACTGCAAAGACAGTGTATCTGCAGGACCAATCACGCGGTCAGTTTCATGTTTTGAATCTTTCGGCTGCGAGTGTCTATTCGTTTCGGGTGACGACCTTTATAGGGGAGCGTGCCACGCTGCCTGTGGGGGGCGTGAAACAGCTCGGGGATGGACTCCTCATAGGAGGAAAGCGACCTGCGAGGGCGTCGCGACCGGGAACGAATACGGATATGGCAGTCTATGCAGCAGATAAGGCGATTTTAAGAGGCGCGAGTGAGAAAGAGAACATGCGCTTCTCCTCTTACGCGGAGTATATGCAATTTATTGCTGCAAAGGCGAGGACAACAGAGAGGCGGCAGGGGGTTTAGAGGAGAATGTTGCCTATCGCAGCGGGATAGGAGGTGGTGTAGGGATAGCTGCC